GACACCCCCGGACGGATCTACATTCACAGTATATCAGAGTATAGATGAATATGAATCGGTGAGAAGCGGAGCGACGAGAGGACACACGAGGGCGCATATAGAGAGGCGCACGGGTGAAGAACATTTCAAAGAGGAGGTTTGGATATGATAGAATTGAGAGATTACCAGAAACGGATAGTATCGGAAGCCGTGCGGGCACTGGATAACTACAAAATCGCCTATCTCGCTATGGAGGTACGCACGGGAAAGACATTAACGGCATTGTCGGCGGCGCAAGCGACAGGATCTAAAAAGGTGTTGTTCGCAACGACCAAGAAAGCGATAGGGAGCATAGAATCAGATTACGATAAAGGCGGATTTACGTTTGACATTACCGTGATAAATCATGAGAGCATACACAAGGCGGGGACTGGCTTCGATTTGGCGATTATCGATGAGGCGCACCGCCTCGGAACATTCCCGAAGCCGTCCAATCGGACGCAGGCAATAAAGGAAGTCTGCCGAGGTCTCCCCGTCATATTCTTGTCCGGCACGCCCACTCCCGAAAGCTATTCGCAAATATACCACCAACTATATGTAAGCAGTTACAGCCCTTTCGGAGGATATAAGAATTTTTATGCCTTTGCCCGTGATTTCGTCCATGTCACACAAAAGCGTATAAACGGCTATACCGTGAACGATTACACAGATGCATGCATCGAAGATATACGGCGTTTCATAGACCCGTTCTGGATTTCATTCACACAAGAGGAAGCGGGATTTGAGAGCGAGGCGACCGATTACAAATGGCTCGTTCCCCTTCCCGCAGCTTCCACCCGCCTCATCTCCGAATTGCGGCGTAACCGGATAGCGAAACTCGGCGATTCCGTGATATTGGGAGACACCCCCTCCAAACTGTTGGCAAAGATACACCAAATCGGAGGCGGCACGGTGATAGACGAGGAGGGAAAATCTCATATCATAGATACCACGAAAGCGGAATACATAAAGCGGCTTTTCAAAGGGCGTAAAATCGCCGTGTATTATCTTTTCAAGGCGGAGGGGGAGCTATTGCGGCGGGTGTTCGATAACTGGACGGACAGCCCCGAAACGTTCCAACAGGAGGAAAGCAAGACATTTTTGGGGCAACTGGTCTCCGCCCGTGAGGGCATACGCCTTGATACGGCCGAAGCGATAGTTTTCTATTCTATGGCGTATTCTTATTTATCCTATGAGCAGACGAGGAACAGGATTCAAAGCAGGGAACGCAGGAGTCCCACCCCGTGCTGTTTCTTTTTCAGCCGGGGAGGCATAGATGCAGATATTTACGAAGCGGTGACGGCAAAACGGGATTTCACGACAGCGTGGTACAGAAAGAAACACGGCGGTATATGAGCAGGGCGAGGCTTGAAAGAGACATACAACGGGAAATAATAAACCGCTATACGAAACGGGGCTATCTCGTGGTGAAGCTGGGTATAACCAATCGCCCCGGATTTCCCGACCTTATGACGTTGAAAGGCGGAAAGGCATCGTTTATCGAAGTCAAACGTCCCGGAGAAAGGCCGAGGCCGTTGCAGGAGTATCGGATAAAAGAACTCCGGGCTCTCGGTTTTGAGGTAGAGATATTGAGCGAATAGAAAATAAGGCGATTTAAGAGTGTTTCTTTCCTGTTTGGTATAATTTATCCTTTTCAAGGAGAAACCTCCGCAAATCTAAAAAGAATAGGCAATAAGACGCATTTGTGATACAATTAAACATTCAAGCTATGGAAGTAATAAAAGAAGATTGCAATTACCGGATTGTCGTTGAGCGTTTGTGCGGCTATCCGATAACGTTCCGTCATTGGAAACGGGGCGATGTGGTTGAAATTAAGGTTGACGACAATTTTGCCAAAGCAAACGGTTATCAATCCGCTACACATTTCCTTGAAAATATACAATGTTTCAAGGAATATTTAACCCGAATAGGCCGAGTCCCGGAATGGGTTATAATAAGCCCGAAAGGGGAATTTTATTTTAGAGACATAAGCATGTTAAATTAACTAACCAAAAAAATAAAACAATGAGTAACAAAGAAATTCTTATCGGAGTAAAAATCCAAGTGAACAACGAGAAGGCAATACGGAAGATTGTCGAGAGTCAGAAACAAATCGACGAGCTCAAAAAAAAACAGACGGAATTAACCGAGGCTTTCAAGGAGGGAGCGATTAGCGAGGAGGAATATAGAAAGGGAATGGAGGAATACCGTACCCAAATCGAGCAAAGCGCATTCAAAGTGCGAGCCCTACGGAAAGAGATACAAAACAACCTCCGAATCGAGGAAGAACAAAAAGGGTCGTTGAAACAACTGCGTGCGGCACTCTCGAACCTTACGGCCGAGTACGACCGATTGAGCCAAGCCGAGCGGGAAGCCACCAAAGGCAAGAGGCTTGAAGATAAGATAAACGGGGTAACCAAAGCGTTGAAAGGAGCGGAGGAGGAAACCGGTCGGTATTACAGGAACGTCGGCAATTATGACAATGCCATAAAGGAGGCTATCGGCTTAAATTCCGATTTTGCCAAAACCCTGTTTGAGATAGCGGAAGGCGGCACGGGGGCGACGACGAAGATAAAAGCCTTTGGCAAGACCCTTTTATCCCTCATCAAGAGCCCCTCATTTATGGCTGTCGCCGGCATTGTCGGTGTCGGCTATGCTTTCAAATGGTGGTATGATTATAACGCCGGACTTGTGGAGGCAACCCGATTGACAAAGCAGCTGACAGGTTTGTCGGGGAACGAGCTAAAACAGTTCAGAAACGAGGTGCAAGCCATATCGGACACATTCGGGAAAGATTTCCGGGAGACACTGAACACGGCCAACGCCTTGACGAGACAGTTCGGCATATCTACCGATGAGGCTGTTTCCTTGCTGAAAGAAGGGCTTATCTCCGGAGCGGACGTATCGGGAGCGTTTTTACAAAATGTCCGTGAATACTCGACATTCTTCAAAGAGGCCGGATTGAATGCCGATGAATTTATAGCCATAGTCAGCCAGACGAACAAAGACGGTCTGTTTTCCGACAAGGGTATCGACGCAATCAAGGAGGCAACGATCCGTTTGCGGGAAATGACGACCGCCACGTCCACGGCGTTGGAAAATATAGGCTTAGACTCGAAGCAGGTACAAAAGGATCTTGTAAGCGGAAGCAAAACGATATTCGATGTTATCCGGGAAATATCGGCCAGACTTGGAGAGCTGCCGGAAAACTCTGCCGCCGTTGGAGCCGCAATAGCCGACATATTCGGGGGTCCGGGAGAGGATGCCGGGCTTCAATATCTGAAAACATTGAAGGACATAGATACGAGCATGCAAACCGTGATGAAAAGCTCCGGCGAGCTTGGAGAGTTGCAGAGGGCACGAATAGACTCTGAAATAGAGCTTCAAAACGCCATATCGGAGTTTGCAGACATAACCGGCGGCACGTTTGAAGCGTTGCAATCCAAGATAAAAACAGGTTGGAATGCAACTATGACGGACATAGTTAAAACAATTAACTCACAGATAAAGAGGGTAAAGGGAATGTTCGATTTTGTCGGGGGGCTCATGGACGGACTTAAAGGCAAGCCGACATTTACCATTCAAGAGCCAAAGGAGGAAGTTCTCAAAGATACCGATCCGAACAGGTTAACACCTTCACAACAGGCGGCTTTGGACTTTCAAAATAAATTGGATAAGGAGAAAGAGAGGGAAGAAAACGAGAAAAGAATGAAGATGTTACAGGAACGCCAAAAGAAAGAGATAGCCGCCTTGCGAGCCCTCAGAGACGCAGAAAACTCGCTCATCGAGGACAGTGCGGAAAAGCAGCGAGCCACCATAAACGCAAGCTATGACGACCAAATCGAGGACTTGAAAAGATACCTTGAAACCGAGGGCGATTTGACCCCCAAAGCCAAAGCCGCCGTAAACGAGACTATCGACCGACTGAATAAAAAGCGTACCGCCGACCTCGCTAAGGTAAATGAAAAGGAGATGAGGAACCAGTTGCAGCAAGAGGCCGACTACATACGGCAGAAACTCGAACTTTCCACGGAAGGCGATTATCAAGAGTATGATTTGAAAGCCAAGTTGCTCAAAAAGGAAATGGAGATAGAGCTATCCAATACCGAGCTTACGACCGAGCAGAAAAAGCTAATCGAGGAACGTTATCAAAAGAAGCTCGACGAAATGACATCGGAGCATGAGCGGGAAAAACAGGAGAAAGCCATGAAAGCATTTGAGCTCGAACTGTCCAACAGGTTAGCAGCCGCCAAGATAGCCGGAGAAGATGAGTTGCAAGTCGAGCTTGAAAATGCCAAGAAACGGCTTGATTCCTTACAGCAGTTAGAGGGAGAAAGCGATGCCGAGTTCAAAGCCCGACAACTCGAAGCCCAGCAGGAATATTTGGATGCCAAAGAGGAACTTGCCCAGAGGGAAATAGAGATAGAACAGGCGAAACTGGATGCGGCTTCACAGATTACGGGGGCTCTATCAGGGTTATTCGAGCAGCTCGGAGAGAGCAACAAGGCGTTTTTGATATTGTCAAAGACATTAGCCCTCGCCGAGATAGCCATAGAGACAGGAAAGGCAATCGCCAAACTGACATCGGCAAACGCATGGAAAGGAATAGCCGGTATAGCAGAGTCAGCCGCCGGAATTGTTCAAATTATCTCCAATATGACAACCGCTATCGGTATAATCAACTCGGCCAAGTTCGCCAAAGGCGGTCTTGTAGAAGGATCCGGAACAGGGACGAGCGACAGCATACCCGCTATGTTGTCTAACGGTGAGAGCGTGATAACGGCGAGAGCGACCTCCATGTTTTCCCCGATATTGTCGTACATAAATCAATCGGGCGGAGGTGCGCCTATTGTGGTGGAAAAGGGTAGCCAAGCAATGGGCGAAGATATGATTGCGAGGGCTGTCGCCAAAGGAATAAAAGGGATTCAACCGGTCGTTTCCGTTACGGAGATTAACAAGGTTGGCTCACAGGTTAATGTGGTAGAGAATTTGGGCGACAGGTAGAGAGTAAAAATAAGCCGTTTTAGGGTGTTTCTTTGTCTTGGTGATAAAAATCTACACGAGAACAAAGAAATACTCTCAAACGGGCTAAAAGGCATATAAGGCGATGTTAAATTTAATAACAAGGATATGAAAGAGGAACTATATATCAAGGGTGAAAGTGTCGATTTGGGCGACAGTGAGATAACACTCAATTTCAAGAGCAATTTGTTGGG